AGCTTCTGCATTCCATTGGTATTTTCCGTCGTGATAACGTAGGTGAGTCTGGGTAAATATAGCATCTTCCGCTGATTGCACCTCCATATGGTACTCTTGCCAATATTTTGCTGGCTGTCCAGAATCTTGGTAAAATTTCTTTTTTTCTTCTAATTTTTCTTTTGGGAACCACGAATTCCAAAGAGATGTTCCGTCGGATTGGATGGCCTTATAAAGTATTACTTTCCACGTAAAATCCAACCCGTCAGCTTCCGCTCTAGTTGAATTAATAATGAGGTTGTTGATAAAAGAGTCAAAGTGCACAGGAGTGCCGTTAATCCTAAGACGACCATCAGCAGGCTCCAAAGCAGGATGCACAACTGCGGTAACCATATTAGAATTTTTAGCACGAGCCTCCGCAGTAATGGTATTATTTTCGTCTTCAAAATCGTCCAGCACGATGAGGTCATACCTTTTGTGTAGTTTAGCACCACCTCGTATACCTGAGATATTCGATTTAGATATGAGTTTACATCCATTTTTTAACTCTATATCTGACTCTGTCCATTTTAAACCCTTTTGATTTCCGAAATAATACTTAATTTTATCATTATATTCCAAGTGATATTTTACATAATCCATATTTCCCGTCGCTAATTTTTGAGTGGCTGAAACCCACCCATAAAAAAGAGGTCCATCTGCGAAACAAAATCCGTGAAGGATATCACACTTGGTTAAAACGGTTTTCCCGTGTCCACGGGGCATTATAATAGCTAGATTGCGGTATTTAAAGACACCATCTTCGTTTCTTTCTTCCATAGTATCTGCTATTTCGTAATGAAAGAATGGTGTTTCGGAACGCATATAATCATCTGGTAAAAAGAGTTTACCAAATGCAATAAGGTCATTTCGCGCTAATTCTAATCCTTCTTCTGCCGCGCTGACGTTCTGGGTGTTGATATTCACATTGTACTCTTGTTCCATACCAGTATCCTATTGGCTTAGAGAACCCATAAAATGGTGTGCTACTCTGTGTGCTCTGGGAGAGCTTCTTTTTTACTTTCAATTTGACCTCTCTCTGCTGTCATCAGTTCTTTTGGTGAGAATCCTTGGAATACTCCTTTAATCTCTGTCACTTTCTGCTCTTCGACTACTCCAAACGCTTGCCATAGCATCCCTAGTGCTTTCAGCCTGTCTGAGTCGTTTTTTGCTCCATCTACGACATCTTTCGCTGATTCTATTAAATAATCCAAGTCTACCCCAAGTTTTGAAAATGTATCCTTTAAGTCTTGTCTCACTAATTTTTGTATCCTTTCCTGCTTAACTAAAATCGCAGATTTTTTTTTAGCCGTTTCTTCGTTTTCAGTATTGTACACAGCTAAATATGCCTCCGTCGGTGTACTACCTAGTGATATCCTCTGTGCGAATAATATCTCGTTTTTGGTAGGCTCCTTTCTTCCAGTTAAACGCTCATACCAAT